TACTCAGCGGTAGGGTCAACCCCAATTGAATTAGCAATATACCCAAGAGCAAGGTCATGATTTTCTTCGTCTTTAACGTTTGATTCTAACAGTAATCTAGCAGATGCGGGAACATCTTTCTCAAGTGCATCTGAAATGAAGCCGCCAACTGGTAGCTCCATATGCCGTATTGCAAGAGCACGGTAGATGGTTTCTTCAGCACCCTCTTTGAGTTTGCCAGCTGTAGTTTGTACGGGAGTCCACTTACGCTTTCTCCCAAGTAGTTTTTCATATGGATCTTTTTTCATTATTCTTGACAATCGCAGGTAACGGGCTCGTTTCCGAGTATATCCTGCAAGTAATCATCCACATCTTCTCGATCTAATGCTGCATACGCATCTGTCTTATCTTGTGTATCTGACATAACTTGCAGACTGTAGTATAAGGAGGTTTGGGGTGATACTAACCACTCTTCCACGAAGTTGTTATCGTATGTAACGACATCACTCCAGCTATTAAACGAATAGCCGTGAAGAAGTCCTGTGTTGTTCATCATTATCATTATCTCATCTGCTACTTTCTTATATGCATCCCAACCTACTTCGCTTGCGATCTCAACATGTCCGTAGTCGAAGTGTTCGACACCGAACGTTCCAGAGTCTCGATCAACTGAGCGTGCGATAGGCGGTGCGATTTCTGGTGTGCATGTATAGCCATCCAGATCTTGGCTTTTATAACTGCAGCTGGCAGTGGGTGCGATAGCAAATGCCCGAACCATATCATGATTGCGAGCCACTGTGGCGGCAGACTCAATACCAAGTTTAAATTGTTTTGCGATTTCCCCTGGTATCCCATGAGCCTGCTGGCCGGCATTGACTTCAGCCAACGCACTTCCAAAGGCTTCATAAGTAACTCTATATCTTTTTAATAAATTGGCTAATCCAAGACATCCAAGTCCGACTTGGCGGTCCGTTTCTGAGGGGAGATATTCGCCAGTTGTCCCGACACCTGTGCGACTATGGAGCTCGCACAACTGGGACATGCCAAGTACGAAAGCCTCTTTGATGTTCCCGACTTCACAGGCACCGAGATTGATATGTTGCAAGAGGCAAGTTCCTCGTGAGGGCAGGTATACTTCAAGGCAAACGTTTCCAAAAATTCTCCTAGCTTTGTCATCATATTTTATTTTGTTGAGCCAGATGTCGCCGGATTTAATTCCATAGAGGATGGCGGTTTTAACTTCGGTAGTTGTGGAGTTCCAATCTCCGGGGCTGAGATCGACGCATCTTTTAATCCAGGGAGCTTCGGAACGGGGAAGCTGCACGAAGTCAAGGATATCGGGATGGCTAATATCAAGGTGAGCCACAACAGCCCCATTCTTGTAGACGCCACCTCTTCTAAGTGTTTCATTTAAGGTTGAGTAAATTTTTGCAAATGAGACTGGTCCACTGGCTGTTAAACCTTTACCATTCTCGTGACCTTTCGGCCTGAGTTTTGATAGGTGTATAGCACACCCTGCGCCATGTCTAAGGGCATGAGAAGCAAATCTCCAGCTGGCTTCTATACCTTCTGGACCTTCCATGCTGTCCTCAACGACAAATACTGTACAAGATACAGGTAGTCGTGATTCTGGGTTATCCAGCCATTGCTGGACCCGACCAGTGCGGGAGATAAGTTCTGCGGTCATTAAATTAAATCTTCTAAATTTGGTGGTGTGTAATTTGGTCCTTTTAATACCTTACCGTCTTCTCTATATATAGGTTTACCGTCTTCACCTAGTTTAGACATATTACTTATATGTACACGGTTCAGGGCTTCGTCTAATAACCAGCCCATGTTCTCAGCGTATTGGTAGCACACATATACTACATCAGCTAACTCTTTCAACGCTTCTTCATCAATCTTTAGGTTATCTCTAAATAATAAACCTTCAGCTTCTAAGAATTCTTTAAATTCCTCTACGATCAGACTCTTCTGATAGGAACGCTTGGTGCGTGACCTCGAGTTCTGTACATTGTACTTGCTGCGAAACTCTTTCGCTTGCTCTGTTAAGAAGCTTTTCTTCATGGTGTAGTTCGTTCTCTAAGTAGTGGATAGCTTTTTGTAAGTCTTGTATCTTGCTATCCTTGTAGCCTGCTCTACAGACATACTTAATAGCATTGCCGAGGTGGAAATTCAATCCTTGGTCTCTAATAAAATCCCAAACATCGTAAGATCCTCGTTGATAATAGGGTGGTCCTTTGGCCATTTTTCTAATAAATTTTTGATGGAATTAGCCATCACAAAATTTTGATGTTGTAAGGCTATAAAGATAGTGGTGAAATCTTTAATGTTAACATCACCACTATTTAGTTTAAGCTCAAGCTGTCTTAGCTTTAGATCTTGATCTAGAGTTAACTTTGTAATCGGAGGCGGGGGACCATAATTTGGGTTGCTTTTTGTTGAAGTCATAATCATCAGCAGTTAAAATTCTAGCAAGTCTAGCATTGACTAAGGCATCTTGCTCGGTCATACCTTTCTCTTTAAATGTTTCTAACACAGTCTTCCAGGAGCATCCTTTTTCTTTGAATATGGTTTCAGCTCGTTTGACCCCGACTCCAGGGACGCCACCATATCCATCAGTTTGATCGCCAGCAAGGGTTTGAATAAGGTGCCAAGTTGCACCGGCGTCAGGTTCGATTGTGAAAGTCTCATCCATATTATATAGTTGACCAGGTATTTGCCTCATATCCTTATCAGGTGAGGCGATAATATTACCAGGATATTTTGTGGCATAAACGCCCATGGTATCATCAGCTTCAAGTTCAGGTTTAATAATAACCTTATACTCCTTTTTTAAAGCCTCTATTACACGCTTGTATCCACAAGGTTTCTTTCGATTACGATGACCCTTATATGCTGGTAAAATTTTTTTTCTAAAATTAACACTGTCTGAAAAGAACAGTATTATATCAGAGAATGCCCCAAGTTTGTTTTGAAGCTTGGTAAGTTCTCTCTTTGTGGCATTGTATGCATCACGAAAGTTACTAGTGACAAGGATAACATCATCCCCAAAATCCACTTCACTTTCTGCGGCGGCACATGATTTGTAGACGATGAAGTCTGCATCACATAAAATTTTCATAAATTAGTGTACGTCTGCCCATGTAGCTCCCGATTGTGATTCAGCTGCTATAGGGCATCTTAGTTTGTAATATTCTCCTGCTTGTGTTGCCGATAACTCAAGTAAGAACTTAAGGTCTTCGACATCTTTCTCTTCGCATTCAAATTGTAATTCATCATGAACGAATGCAAGCTGTCTAGCAGATTCAGGCAAATGTTCATGAGCTAATACCATCCATCTTTTGGCGAGGATTGCCGATGACCCTTGGATGAGGTAATTGACGGACTTATGCCTCGAGTCAACGAGGATACGACGGTTGTCGAGTCCATGAACATAACCCCTCGCACTAGCTTTGTGTACTGCTGCCAGAAATTTGTCAAGACCCTGTATGGCATCAACATAAGCCTTACGAATTTCTTTTCCTTTCTTTTTGGCTGCGGTTTCAGATAACTGTTTGTCATAAGAATGTCCTATTTTAATATCACCTGCTCCATACAAGAAGGCATAGGTGACTGTTTTAACTTGTGATCTAGTGATACCGATTTTATCAGCGTTCTCTTGGTGGATATCACCATGCAAGAGCACTTCTTTATACCTACCTCCATCCCATCGTGCAAGATAGTGGGCAAGCATACGTAACTCAATACCGCTAAGATCAGCGCCAACCATTCGTAAACCTGGACTAGCCGTAAATAAACGTCTGAACCTTTCATCACTAGGCACCTGTGCCAAATTTGGAGATCGGTGTGCTGCTCTAAAAGTTTGAGTAGCTACCGAACAATGATGGTGGATTCTAGACTTCGTAACAAGCTTCTGCCATGCGTTGACGCCTTCTGATATCATCCCTAACTTTTTCGTCAGATCCAGTAGTGTCAGAAACTGAAGAGCAATATCCGTCCCAATGTCTTTCAAGACTGTCTCGTCTATCACGGGCTTTCCTGTGGAGGTCGTTAATGACGCCTTCCAACCACAGTGTGTTTGTAGTATCCATGCTATGTGATCCCTAGATGTAGGGTTAAGCTCCTTTAATTTTGTAAGTGGGCATCCTTCGACATAGCCTTGGCGACTATTATTTCTTTTAGGAGTAAATTCCTGTCCTGCAACGAAAGGGAACCTGTTTCGTAATACCTGAGTAGTCTTTTCATACTCAGTTCTGAGAGCAGATTCAAGTTTCCGTGCAGATAGTTCGTCAAAATACCATCCATGGATCTCTTGTTGGGTGAGCAGTTGTGCTACCTGATGTTCTAACGTGATCCATTCAGGTAGGGGAGGAAATGTTTGCATAGTTTTTTAGTAACTACAACATCTTGTTCGCAGTAGTTTTGCATCTCTTGAGACCATTCTTTCCAATCTGTATTCTTTGCAAAGTTCCCTTTGTATTCATTCAGTCTGTATCCGTATGATTCAAGTGAGTGCCTACCATATAATTGTAAAGGCATATGATTCCAACATCTCTTCTTATCTATATCGAGTAAATTCGGATGATAAAGGCGAGATAACAACAGAGTATCAACAATAATCCCCCTAGGATTAAACCAAGGGTAAAGCTTTTTAATAATAGGTATGTCAAAGCCGATGATATTGTGACCAACAAGAACGTCAGCCACTTCGAGCCAACTGATTCCTGTAGTAATGGAGTAATTGCTACCCATCGGAGCGTCTTCCTTAATGCTCGCCGTCCCGTCTCCATAGGGTTCGTCATTAAACGATTCAACTCTATCTTCATTTTCCCAATAGAGTGATAAACAGTGGATTCGTGTAGCATTATTTAGTAGTCCGTTTGTTTCCAGGTCGAACACCACCGTTCCAGTGGTATGTTTTGTCTTTGAATTTGGCACGTTCAATTGCCTGTTTACTAGGTGGGTTAGGTTTAAAAATCCGTGGCTGGGTTGAATCCAGCGGTCTGAGTTTCATAATCAGTAAACCGTGAAGTTTCTAAGTTAAATTTTATCTTTCCTGCGAACCCTGTTTCGCCAGAATAACGATTCTTAACGATTCGCAAAGTCGCAATATCTCGTTCAGTGTCGGACTGTTGATTTCTTTCGAGGGCAATGACTTGATCTGATAATTGAGCAATTCCCGCAGATCCTCTGAGCTGACTAAGGGACACTCTGCCTCCTTCTTCGTGCGAAGTCCTATCATTTCCTGTTCTCCGTAAATGTGATACAAGGAATAAAGATATTCCTGTACGTTCAACTAGGCTTCGCAGTCTAGTCATTGTTTGATCGATTGTGCGTCTTTCATCTCCATCAAGACCACTTAATAATATACTAAGGTGATCTAGGAATACAACACGACACTCCAATCCACAGGCAAGGTATTCGATCCGATTGAAAATAATGTCCGGGTCAAAAGAGCCAAAGCCATCAAACAAGTAGAGATTCCAATTAGCAATGGTATTACGAAAATCGTCTTCGAGTTCTTTGTGGTCATGTTCACCTATGTGTAGTGCTTTACCTACAGCTGTGGACATCAGTCCAAGTGCGGTTCGTCTATTTGACTCTTCAAGTGCCAAGTACCCAACCCGTACTCCTTTGACGGCAGAATGTGGACTTTCCTTGGCCAGATCCACTAGTAATCGTTGTAAGCTCCTGATATCTAATCCCGTGCAGTTTATCTTGTAGCCCTTTGAATGGGTAGTCATGGTCAGCAGGTGGTATTGGTGTAGTAACTAACGTTTGGAGCGTTTTTCCCTCAATAATACCATCAGGTCGATAAGGTTTAGCATCCCATATAGCCTTTCGAATCGCTTCAGCATCGTTAGCTTGGAGAGCCTCGCTTGGGTCATTATACCCCTCGAGTCTAGCGATCTTAACCTTACCTGGCGGTAAGATTTGTGCCGCCTCCTCTGCGGCCTTACGCCCTGGTTCGTCAGCATCGAAGAAAAGTACGATCTCTTCGTACCCCTGAAATAACGGTATTTGTTTCTGGATGTCCTTCTTTGCGGAAGTGGCTCCATGCGGTATTGATACCATCGGCCATCCGGGCATAGCTTCGTAACAACTGGCAGCATCTAGTTCCCCTTCAGAAACAACGATGCGTTTGCCACTACTAGGAAATAAATGCTGCCCAAACAGAGTATCAGTAGAATCCCCTTCATATTTAAAAATTTTCTTCTTATTTTTTATCTTGATCCCTTTAAGAACTCCATCGCTTGTAAAATATGGGAAGCGTAGAG